ACCACATCAAGCCACTACGCAAGGTCGGCAAGTCAACACCGGGCAACCTGAGACTGCGAGCCAAGAAAGCCAACGAAGGCGATAACAAATAAAACAATGGAGAAGCAATGGAAATCCTTGAAGACAAGGCACTAGTATTCAGAACCAGAAATCCAGATAAGTACAGCATCATCCCAAAGCACAAAGTCATGGAACGCGATGACGGTGGGTTTGATGTCGCTGTCTACTGGGGACTCGATGAATGTAGGGTGCTACGCAACCTCGGGGTGAAGGACGTTCCCTCACCTATCACACGCAAATACAAATGGCCGGGCAGGTATAAGCCCATGCAACATCAGATTGAGACGGCAGCGTTTCTGACGATGCACCGCAAAGCATTTGTGTTCTCCGAACCCGGCACTGGCAAGACACTTGCCGCGCTGTGGGCGGCTGACTACTTGATGCAGATCAAGCATGTACGTAGAGTTTTAATTCTGTGCCCACTATCCATCATGCAGTCGGCATGGTTGGCTGACCTGAGTAACAGCATCATCCATCGCTCTGCCATCGTCGCGCACCACACCCAAGCTAGTCGGCGTATAGAAATGATTCAACAAGACTACGAGTTCGTTATTGCTAACTACGAAGGATTGAACTTGATAGCCGATGAGATCAACGCTGATGGTCGCTTTGATCTGGTGATTGTGGATGAGGCAAACGCATACAAGACAGTGACGACTAAACGTTGGAAGTCATTGAAGGCAATCATCAAACCCAACACACACGTATGGATGATGACTGGTACTCCAGCATCGCAGTCACCAGCAGATGCGTATGGCTTGGCCAAGATCGTGAACCCCGAAGGTGTACCAAACTTCTACACATCATGGCGCGACAAAGTGATGAACAAAATCACGCTGTACAAATGGGCACCAAAACATAACGCCGCCGAGTTGGTACACGAGGCACTGCAACCCGCAATCAGATTTACCAAAGCGCAATGCCTTGACTTGCCACCAGTGCTGACCACAACACGCGAAGTACCACTGACACCACAGCAAGCCAAGTACTACAACCTACTGAAAGATCGCATGCTGGTGCAAGCCGCAGGCGAGACGATCAGCGCGGTCAATGCTGCCGCTGGTGTATCCAAGTTGTTGCAAATCAGTTGCGGTGCTGTCTACACAGATGACAAGGAGGTTGTTGAGTTCGATGCTGCCCCACGCTTGGGTGTGCTGGAAGAAATACTGGATGAGACAGACCGCAAGGTCATCATCTTTGCGTTGTTCCGTTCAAGCATCGACAGCATCCAGACGCATCTGACAAAGAAGAACATCCCCAACGAGTGCATACACGGTGGAGTCACACCAAACAAACGTGCCGACATCATCCACAGATTTCAGCACGACAAAGAACCAAGGGTGTTGGTAATGCAGCCACAAGCTACGGCACACGGGATTACCCTGACTGCCGCTGACACCGTGGTATTTTTTGGGCCATTGATGAGCGTGGAGCAGTACATCCAGTGCATTGCACGGGCTGACCGCAAGGGGCAAAACTCAGACAAAGTTACTGTTATCCACATTCAAGGCTCGCCGATTGAAAAGAAAATGTTCAAAGCACTGGAGGCTAAGGTAAGTGATAACAGTTTATTAACGCAGATGTTTGAGATAGAGATCAACTCATGAACACAACAATAACACGTGAGTACTTACTAACGCGGCTTAACTACGACCGCGCCACAGGATTTTTTACATGGCGCGAAACTAAAGGGCGTGCGCTAGCAGGAGCACGTGCAGGCAATACAAACTGGGACGGCTACCGAAGAATAAAAGTAAATGGCCACTTCTATGCAGAGCACCGTCTTGTTTGGTTTGTTGAACACGGTGAGTTTCCAACGCAAGAGATTGACCATATAGACCGTGTGCGGGGTAATAACCAAATAAATAACCTTCGTTTAGTAACACGTAAAACAAATATGGAAAACACCGGACGACACGGCCGTAACACATCTGGGTTTAAAGGTGTAGGTTTTTCTAAAGCTGCGCAAAAGTGGCGAGCTTTCATTGGGCATAACGGTAAGGTAAAAGCTTTAGGGTACTTCCCTACCCCTGAGTTGGCATCAGCCGCATACCAAGAAGCACGCAAAAAGTATTTTGAAATAAATTCTTGAAAGGAGTTGCAAACTTAAATTTATTGTGTACACTGTCCAACCTTAGACAAACAAAACAGGAGAAGTAAATGGACGAACAACAAGTCCCATTCGATAAATTGGTGAAGGTCTATCGCAAGATGAAAGCGGAGATCGACACGCTGACACAAGAGTACGACACTGCGGTGGAGTTACTCAAAGCGCAACAAGATGAAATCAAGTTCGCTATTAAAGACCAGATGAAGGCACTGGGTGTCTCATCCGTAAAGAGTCCCTTCGGGACTGTATCCATGATGACGAAGACGCGTTACAACACGCAGGACTGGTCGTCGTTCAAGGAGTTCATCCTTGAGCACGCGGCTGTTGATCTGCTGGAGAAGCGCATCGCTCAAACCAACATGGCGCAGTTCCTAGAAGAGAACCCGGGGGTTGTACCGCCGGGATTGAACTCAAACACTGAGTTCGAAATTCGTATCACCAAACCAACCAAGTGAGTTTTATATGTCAAACATAACGCTTTTCTCCCCCGCAAACGTACCTGCATTTGCTCGTAACAACGAACTGTCCGACACAGCCAAAGCCCTCACAGGCGGCAGTGTCTCCAACACCAAGCGCATCTCTATCAAAGGCGGCGTGTTCCGTCTGGTAGCTGGTGGCAAGGAAGTCGCCGCGATTGATGATCGCCATCTGGAAGTCATCATTGTGAAAGCTGCCCCCAAGGTCAGCCGTATCTTCTATACCGCATCCTACGATGCCGACAACATCACTGGCCCTGACTGCTGGAGCAATGACGGTGAGCGTCCCGACGCTTCTGCTCAGAACAAGCAAGCTGAAACCTGCATGAGTTGCCCGAAGAACATCGCGGGTTCTGGTCAGAACAACAGCCGTGCTTGCCGCTACCAACAGCGTCTTGCTGTGGTGTTGGCCAACAACCCATCAGGGGATGTGATGCAGTTGACTTTGCCAGCCACTTCGGTGTTTGGTAGAGAAGAAGGTGACAAACGTCCGTTACAAGCCTATGCACGCTACTTGGCGGTGCAGAACCCTCCTGTGAATCCTGAGCAGATCGTCACCGAGATGCGCTTCGATACTAAGGCCGAGTCCCCCAAGCTGCATTTCAAACCTGTGCGCTGGTTGACTGACGACGAGTACGAGATCATCAAGGAGCAAGCTGAGAGTGCTGACGCACAACGTGCCGTGGTCATGACTGTGGCTCAGAGCGATGGTGTCAAGCCCAACGCTCCAAAGATGGTAATGTTTGCTAAGCCTTCAGAAGAAGACGAAGTACCGGCCAAGCCTGCCGCAAAGAAAGCCAAGGCCGAGCCTGTTGCCGATGACGGCTCCGAACCTGAACTTCGCAAAGAAGCTGCCAAGGGTTCTGCCGTGCCTGCCAAGAAAGGCAAGCTGGCTGATCTGGTGTCCGATTGGGATGATGAATAACTAGGAGAAGGGGGCTTCGGCCCCCGTACTATGGCCTACTCACAAAAAACAATTGACGCAATCATGCGTGCCCCAAAGACTCAAGGCAATCAGCTTGGGCGCTGGGCAGTGCATCTCAACTTCTCAGTTGTGCGTATTGCCAAAGCACTGGGCGTGTCACGCCAGACTGTTTACAACTGGTTTGAAGGTGGTGAAATTTTTGTTGCCTACGAACATCGAGTTGAAACAATGCTTACTTTCTTAAAGAATTCCAAAACAGCAGATGAAGCATGGAGAAAAATATGTCAGCACTACAACCTCGCACTTTAAGTAACTCAGAGTTTATTAAGTACTTTGCAATGTATATGAATGACACACCAATGGGCGCACCATTGACGTGGCAGATGGAGTTGTTACGCCGCTTTGCAGCAGTCGCAACAGAACACGCATATCCTATACACGACGACACACAGCTCGACCTGTTCAAATAAACCCGAAGGACTCTCATGACCCCGCTTGAATTTCTAGCGGTTGTTTTGCCGTCCCCGGATAACGGGTTGTACTGTGCGGCAGAGCTAACTACAAAAAAGAAGGAGCACAATTTTGTTGAACATCTGGAGGAACTCCCTGCCACCATAACCAAATGGGGTGACAACAAAGACATCTACTTTGCGCTGTCTACATTCCAAAACAAAGGCAAGCGCACAGCAGAGAACGCAAGGTTCATTCGGTCGCTGTTCATTGACATGGATGGCTACGACACCAAAAAGGCAGCGGCCATGTCGCTCAATGAGTTCATGGTCAAGACTGGTCTGGACTTACTTGGCACACCATACATCGTGGACTCAGGCGGTGGCTTGCACTGTTACTGGCCGTTTACGAATGTCATAGCCGTTGAAGAATGGAAGCCTGTTGCTGAGAACTTAAAGCGCCTGTGCAAACAAGAAGGCTTGAGCATCGACATGACGGTGACCGCCGACTCTGCCCGAGTACTGCGTTTTCCCGGCACGTACAACAACAAGGCCAAGTACGCTAAGCCGCGCCCAGTGCGCATACTAGCCGAGGGCGATACGTTTGATTTTGAAGACTTGGCCAACCACATTGAGAGCCAACTCAGATCATTACCCGCATTACCACGTCATCAACCCACGCTGGCTCTGCCCGGCCAACGCCCTGACGCAACGCATACGCCCACCACAGTTAAGTTGTTTGAGAACAGCATCACGCTATTCAAGAATATTTACAAGAAGACAAAGAACGGCGGGGGCTGTGAACAGCTTCGGCACTACGTTGAGAACGCAACCGAAGATGGTATGGAACCGTTGTGGCGTGGTTGGTTGAGCATCGCACAGAAGTGCAACGATGGCGAGAAGGCGGCGATCTGGTTGTCTGACCTGCACCCATACCCACATGATCGTATGAACCAGAAGCTGGCTGAGATCAAAGGGCCATACCCGTGCATCAAGTTTGACTCAGAGAATCCGGGCGTTTGTGACGGGTGTCAGTATCGCGGCAAGATTACAAACCCGCTGGCACTTGGACGTGAGACCGCCGTGGTCACCACCGAAACTACGCTGGAGTTACCAGCAAGGGAAGGTGAAGTAACAAAAAAAGTAGTCCGCCCTGAACCACCCAAGGGTTATGCGTACGGTGTTCGGGGCGGCGTATTCATGGAGAAGGAAGACACTGACGCTACTGGCAACGTAACCAAGCGCCAGATCATGTTGCTGCCCTACGACTTGTTCCCTGTGGATATTCTTAACAACAACGGCGAGCATCTCATACACATGCTGGCAGTGCGGGAGTACAGAACTGTGGACATTTCATTTGCGCAGAAAGCCGTGGTCAGCAAAGACGAGACCATCAAGGCGCTGGCGCAACAGAACATCATGGCCAGCTTTGGTTCTGGCAACGACAAAAACCTATATGACTATGTGAGGGCTTGTGCAGAGAAAATGAGTAGCGAAAAGAAACCAATTGACGTGCCAGACTACTGCGGCTGGCAACCCGCTGATACATATGTATGGGGCGGAAAGATTTACTCTCCGAATAAAGAAGCCATCGAAGTGCCGATGCCCGGCCTTGAGAACATCACGATGAATTCCAAACCCACGGGAACGCTGGAAGATTGGCGCAAGTTCATCAACCTGCTCATCAGGAAGAAACTCTGGGATCACTTGGCCATCATCTTGATGGGCGCTGGCTCACCACTGATGCGCTTTACAGGACTGCACGGACTGACTATCCACTGTGCGTCAACCGAGTCCGGTACTGGCAAGTCGCTGGCGCTAGATGGTGCGGCATCCATCTGGGGTCATCCCATCCACTACCGCACTGGTGCGGGTACATCTCCTGTCGCTATGCAACAACGCCTTGGCTTACTGCACAGCAACCCACTCATCACGGACGAGATCACCAGTAAGAACCGTGAGGACTTTGAGTGGTTCCCTGCCTTCTTGCTCAGTATGAGCGAGGGTCGCGGCAAAGAACGTATGGAGTCTGGCTCGAACAAGGAACGGCTGAACCTGTCTACATGGGCGGCTATCGCCATCATGTCTTCAAACACACACGCTGTGGACTACTTATCAGGTACACGCAAACATGCCTCCGAGGGTGAGATGCGCCGCTTGATTGAGTACGTCATGGATGACAAGCTGGCATGGGAGCCTGATGAGATTGAAATCATTAAGTCACTGCAACACAACTTTGCCGTAGCTGGTGAAGCACTGGCGCAGTACATGGTGAACAACATCGAGATGCTCAAGACACTGGTGCCTGAGACTGTGCGCAGGATGTATGCTGAGTACAAAGCGCCCAACGATGAAAGGTTCTGGATGGCAGGCATCGGTTGCGCGATTGCCGCAGGCATCATCATGAACAACGAACATGCTGGTATTGCTGAGTTCCCCTTGGCTGAGATCATTGACAGCTACCGCAAGCGCATCAACATCCAGCGTGGCAGTATCAAAGGCGGCTACCGCAGTGCCGAGGACGTACTCAACGCATTTGTGCAAGAGTATCAGGGTAAGTTTGTGGTGGTCAGGTATGGCGCTCAAGCTGGCCCATTGGCGCATCTGGGGGACGGCTCATTGGTGGATAGGAACACTACACGAAACGAAGTCATGGGGCGTGTGGAGCATGGGGTTACGGCAGGGCATGTAGACTTCTTCATTGAAGAGCGCCTACTTAAAGCGTTTTGCTCAAACATGAGTTTTGGATATACCAACTTCAAGCGCCAGCTAGAAGATCAATTCACGGTGTCTTATGTCAGTAAGAAAGACATGATGGCCAAGACCAGTGCACCACCGATGCGGGTTACCGCCATGAAGATCAGCAGATCAATCACGGAAACCGATGAAACAATTATCAATCCGATACCCTTGGAAGGGTCTTGAAAGAGGGCAGGGGTTTTTTGTACCCTGCCTTGACACCGAAGCTGTACGACGCGAAGGTTTAAACCAAGCCCTGAAGTTCAGGGTGTTTAATGCTAAGGCTACCCCTTGTATTCGGGGTGGCCTTATTGGGGTGCTGTTTTATCGAGCACCCCCCGCATAGTATCTGCAATTTTTATTCGTATCTTTTGCAGTCGGTCAAGCGTAGCTCGCTTTTCATCTGGTGACATGCTGGACGCTTTAACTGCATTCATAGCTTGCGTTATTTTTGTCAGTTGTGTTCTGGCATTTCCAGCAATGGACGCAGAAGCTATCTCATTCACGTTCTCTTGTAAGAACGCTCTGGCTTCGGCTGTCTCACCTTTCTTAATCATGTCGTCGTATGTACGCTTGACTTCCATGATGTGTTCCATGCGGTCGTAGGTTGCATTGATAATGCCGCCAGCATCGTTGGGCTGGAACATGGAGCCGATCACAGGTGTGTCGGACAGACGCTTGGTGGCTTCTTGTGGCCCCAGTTTCTCAGGCAT